TAACGAATACTCAGAAATAGAACAACTTATTAGATTAACAAACCACCCATCATTAGTAAAAACTCCAAGTGTAAATGCTAGTGCAGGTGCAGGGGCAGTTATAGAAATGCCTGAAGAAATAGACTCAAATTTAAAACCATATTTATTACAACCTTCAGGAGCTAACTTACAATCTATTATGGATTCAATTAGGCACAAGGTCGAGGCCATAAATAGAATTGCTCATACAGGGGCTATTAGAACTACCAAACAACAAGTCTCATCAGGTATAGCTCTGCAAACAGAGTTTGAATTATTAAATGCTAGACTATCTGAAAAAGCGGACAATTTAGAAATAGCAGAAGAGCAGCTATTTAGATTATATGCTCAATTTCAAAATACTACTTTTGATGGTGAGATAAGCTACCCTGATTCGTTCAATATTCGTGACTACGCCACTGACATTCAATTTTTCTCAATGGCAAAAGCTATGAACTTACAATCACCAACGTTTAACAAAGAGGTAGATAAAGAAATAGTAAGAACAGTTATTGATGATGACGATACTCTTAACCAGGCCTTTGAAGAAATAAATGGTCAAGCAGAGGTAGGTCAGTTTACTCAAGACGAAGTACAAGAAGAAGATGTTGAAGATGAGCAAGTATAATGGCAGACAAAGTCAGACAGTTTACTATTTACAGGATTAAAAACCTAGACCGAGCAGAACAAGAATACTACCAAACATTACAAAGGACTCTAGATAAAATAGAAGATGATGTTGTTAGACTTGCTGGAAAGGAACTTCCAACTCAAGCAGGTAAATTAATAGAGCTGCAGGCAGCAATAGCAATCAGACCAAAAATAAGATCAGTATTACAATCTCAGTTTTTAGCTTGGGCAGATACTCTTACTAAAAAAGGTTTTAATAGACAGGCCAAAAGAATAGAAAGGGCTTTTAAAGGAATTGGTAATATACCTGTAGCTTTCCAAGAACTAACAAAAGGGGATCTAGCCTTAATACAAAATTTAAAATTACAAACCTTCACTCAATTTAAAGATGTATCAAATACATTTACAAAACGATTAGCAGATAAAGTTTATCAAAACACCTTAGTTGGTAGAGAGTTTGTTGAGTTAGAGAAGGAATTACGTCAAACAATAAACGGCATATATAGTAAATCAAATGATGCAGAAGCACAACGATTAGCTGAATTTGTAAAAAAAAATAAAAACAAAAAGTCTATGCAAGTACAGGTTGATAAAGCAGTACAAACCTTGCAGTCTAAATTTGGTAGAGATAGAGCTGGTGATAATATGAGAAAATACGCATCCCAGCTATTAAATGATGGTTTGCGTGAGTTTGATGCACAGGTTAATGCTTTTAAAGCAGGTGAGGCAGGTCTAACTCATATTAAATACTTTGGCGATGTCATACCTACAACAAGACGTATTTGCAGAAACATCTTAGGTGGTGTATATAAAAAACGAAGCAGTAATGTTTTCACTGTTGCTGAAGTTAGACGACTATGGTCTCAACAATCGTGGGATGGTAAAAAACCAGGCGATCCATTAGTAGTTAGAGGCGGATATAATTGTAGGCATCAGTGGTCTTACGTTAGCCCTGATTGGTATAACGAAGACGGACAATTAATAATATAGGAGCAAAAATGTCAGAAAAAGAACAGGTTAGTCAACCGCAAAAAGACGTTCCAGCAGTGGAAGTAAAAGAAACTCAAGCTGATAATAAAACTCAACCTCAGTTTACACAAGAACAAGTCGATAAAATTATACAAACTAGACTTGGTGCAGAGAAAGCTAAACAAGAGAAAGCTCTAGCTGAAATACAAAAGAAAGATGATGAACGTAAAAAAGAGCAAGAGATTAAAGATGCTAAAACAAAAGCTGATCTTGAAAAACTTATGCAAGAGAGAATAGCAAGTAAGGATGCAGATATACAACGTCTACAAAACTCTATTAAAAAAGAAAAAATAGATAACTCAGTATTATCTATCGCTTCAAAGCATAAAGCTATAAACCCAGCTCAAGTAGTTGAGCTTGTAAAAAATCAAGTTAGATTATCTGATGACAATAGGATTGAAATTCTTGATAATAATAACAATATCAGATATAACTCAAAAGGCGAACTTTTTACGATAGAAGATCGTGTCGTAGAGTTTTTAGATGCGAACCCACATTTCCGTCAAGGGTCTTTAGCTGGTTCAGGAAGCCAGTCGGCATTGGAAGGTAAAACTGTAAAACCATTTAATATTCAGGACTTAGATATGAGTAAGCCAGAGGATCGTAAAAGATATGCAGAATATCGAAAAATACGAGACTCGAAACCTACTCAAATTAACTTAAACAATAAACAATAGGTAAACAACAATGGCAAACGAAAGCACAAGTTCTACACTATCGGAACTATACACAGAGATAGTGGCAGAGGCATTGTTCGTAGCAAGTGAGAGATCAATTATGAGACCACTTGTAAGAAATTATGCCGTAACAGGTGGTGGAAAGTCAGTTGAAGTTCCAATATACTCTGCTGTTTCAGCAGCGGCTGTATCGGAGGCATCTGATTTATCTAACACAGCAATCGATCCAACTTCTAAAACAATCACTTGTTCAGAACATGGAATCATGACGACCCTAACAGATCTAGGTAGAAACGCAGCTCCAAGAAACGTTGCAGCAGATATCGGCAGACTGTTTGGTGAGGCAATTGCAAAAAAAATAGACAAAGACTTAACAGCTTTATTCGGTGGTTTTTCAACAACTGTCGGATCAGCTTCAACAGCTATGTCTGCATCTTTAATTTTCCAAGCAGTGGCAAAATTAAGAGCAGCTGGTGTACCAGGAGAGAATCTCTCTGCTGTAATCCACCCACAAGTAGCATTTGACTTGAAATCAGGTCTTACAAACACATTTGCTAACCCTAATCCAGGTGTTGGTAATGAAGCATTAAGAACTGGTCTAGTAGGTCAAATAGCTGGAGTGAATATATTTGAAACTTCAAATATAGCAGACGCATCAGGTAATGATCCAGGAACAACAGGTGATTACAAAGGTGCAGTATTCCACTCTGATGCTTTAGGACTTGCAATGATGCAAGATCTTAAAATTGAAACTCAAAGAGATGCGAGTTTAAGAGCAGACGAGATTGTAGCGACAGCAGTTTATGGAGTTGGCGAATTAGACGACTCTAAAGGTTGTGAAGTCGAAGCAGACTCATCAATCCAATAATAATTGGATACTTTGTGAGGGTGGGAGACTGCCCTCACATTTAATTTAAACGGAGGAATTATGGATATTAAATTAACAAATGGTAAAAAAATTATTGTAAAACCAAAAAAGTATTATGAAGCTAATATTGGGTTTTATGAAAGAAATGGTTTTGCTCCAGTTGATGAAGCAAAAAAACAAATTAAAAAGGCGACAACAAAGGTCATAGCTGATAAAGTAGTGAAACAAAAACCGAAGAGAAAAAAAAATGCTAAAAAAACTAAAAAAGCTAGTTAAAAAAGTATGGAATAAATATGTTGAATGGCTATTTAAAGGTGCAAAGTAATGGCTAACTATACTGGAGCAAATGTTATTGTAGCAAGTGATGTAACTAAATATCAACCTGATATTTTTGGTTTTGGTATTGCATCAACTGATACTGAGGCAGTCAATTTTTTAGCACAAACAACAAACGATATTTTAAGACAATTACGAATAGAGTGGTGGCCTGTATATAAAACTAATGTCTATACAGATATTACAGTTTTAAATACTAATGAAATGGTTGATACAAAGGTTAACCTAGATCAATTTGAAAGAGCTGGAGTCTATTTATTTATAGGAAGATTCCTTGCTCCTGCCCTAACAAAGTTCAGACCTGAAACAGAAAAAGATAGATTTGAGAGAATGGGTGAACACTATATGTCTGAATATAACAAGGAGTGGGATGCAATACTAGAGGATGGAGTTGAATACGATGCATCAGGTGATGGAAACATTGTTAAAAACGAAAGAGAACCATTACATAGTACAGGCAGACTAGTTAGATAATGGCAGTAGATGTTAGGATCAAATCCAACGCAAAGTCTGTACAAAAATCACTAAATAGATTTTTTAATAAATTTCCAAGCATAACTCGTAAAGGTCTAGCAAGAGCAAGTTTCAGATTACAAGCCATTATAAAAGAATTAACATCTCAAGGAAAAGATTTTAGAAGACGTAAATTTGCTCCTTATAGTGATGGATATATAAAAAGATTAGAGGCAGAGGGTAAACCACAAAAGGTAGATCTCAGATATAGCAATGAGATGTTAGATAGTTTAACAGGTAAAGTTCACTCTAACAGAAAAGCTACAGTTTTTTTTAATAGAGGTGAAATGAGAACAAGGGCTTTATTTAATCAAGTATTAAATGAACCAAAAAGAGAGTTTTTTGGTTTTGATAAAAGGACAGAACGTATTATACAGAGAGAGTTTGTAATGTTTATGGAAAAAGAAATTAGAAAGTTTAGATTATGAGTACTAGAGAGAATATAGCATCAAATATAGCTTCAACTATAAGCGGTATAACTAGCCCATCAATTAAAAAGGTAACTAGACAACCTTTTGATATAGACGAGTTATCAGATAAACAATATCCTGTTGTAATAATACAAACAAGCGAGGAAACAAGAGAGGATGTTGAGATTGGAAGTGGGGCAAAAAGAAGGCAAGGAACAATAGACTTCGTTTTATCAGGTTTTGTTAAGGGTGCAGAAACAAATATTGACACTAAAAGAAATCAACTTATCACCGCTATTGAAACTGAATTAGAATCTGATATTACTAGAGGAAGTAATGCACTTGATACAGAAGTTATATCTGTTGAAACTGATGAAGGGACTTTATTCCCTATTGGTGGGATCAGGATGACTATCAGGTGTATATACACATTTGAATCAGGAACACCATAACAAAGGATAAGCGATGGCAAAAATAGGAAACAAAGTTAGTAAGATAAAAAAAATTATAGATAAGATAGAAAAATTACACGATAAAGAATCATTACTTTGCGAAGAAGCAAAAGACATATTAGATGAGATAGAAGAAGATCACTCAGAAGATGAGGAAGTAGAAGAAAACTGGGAAGATGAAGAAGAAGAGTTTGACGAAGAACAAGAAAAATAATATAAGAACTTAAACGGAGGAAAAAATTATGAGTGTTCACCATGGAAAAGAAGGCGAAGTAGCTATCGGAGGAACTGGAGTAGGAGAGTTGCAATCTTTCACTTTAGAAACAACAGGAGATGTTGTTGAAAGTACAAAAATGTCAGATGCAGCTAAAACTTTTGTTGCTGGTAGAACATCGTTTTCAGGAACTCTTGAAATGCATTTTGACGAAACTGACTCAGCACAAACACAAATGACAGCAGGAACTAGTCTATCTTTCAAATTAATGCCTGAAGGATCATCTTCAGGTGATAGAAAATTTGAAGGCACAGGTATAGTAACTGGAATGAGTGTTAACCAACCAATGGATGGTATTGTTGCTAGAAGTGTTACGTTTCAAGGAACAGGTGCGTTGACAATTGGAACTGAATAATAGGGATATATGTCACTAATAGATAGAGCTAAATCTCACTTTGAGGCTTTAGGAATCCAATCCATTGAGATTGAAGAGTGGCCTGATGAGGATGGTAAACCCTCTGTTATTTACTGGAAACCAATAACACTTGCTGAAAAGAAAAAACTATTCTCAGGCTCAAGTAATTTAAACGACGTTGGTATTCTTGCTGATGTAGTTATTTTAAAGGCTTTAGATAAAGATGGTAATAAACTTTTTTCAAGCACAGATAAAATGGATATTATGCATAAAGTTGATTCCGATGTATTAGCAAAAATATCGACTGCTATGGTTCAAGTAACGTCAGCTTACGAGTCAAAAAAAAACTAAACACTACTCCTGAAATTAGAAATATGCTAATAGTAGCAGACAGGTTAAAAATAACCTTGATGCAGGTATTAGATATGCCTGAAGAGGAATTTAATTTGTGGATAGCACATTTTATGTTAGAAAAAGAAGAATACGATAGAAAGAGACCTTTATAATGGCACAAAATTTAGTTTTAAATGTATTAGCACGTGATAAGACAAAAGCAGCACTTGGTAGTGTTCAAAAAGGTTTAGCAAATTTAAGAGCATCAATTTTTTCTGTACAATCTGCCTTACTTGGTATTGGTGGTGGTGTTGCTATTAGATCAATTGTACGAGTAGGATCTGAGGTTGAAAACTTAGGTATTAGATTTAATTTTTTATTTGGTAACGTTAAACAAGGAACAAAGGCATTTGATAACTTGATTAACTTTGCAGCACGAGTTCCTTTCTCCCTAGAGGAAATATCATCTGCATCAGGTAACCTAGCGGTTGTCGCAAAAGATGCAGATGACCTAACTCGTATTCTTAAAATAACAGGTAACGTTGCAGCAGTAACAGGATTAGACTTTAGACAAACCGCAGAGCAAATTCAAAGATCCTTTGCAGGTGGTATAGCAGCAGCAGACGTATTTAGAGAAAGAGGTGTTAGAGCTTTATTAGGATTTAAAGCTGGAGCTACTGTTACAGCCGAAGCAACTATAAAAGCATTTGAAGATACCTTTGGTGAAGGTGGTAGATTTGGTAAAGCAACTGAAGTACTTGCAACAACTTTCACAGGTACGTTATCAATGCTTTCAGATAAATTATTTAAATTTAAATTAGAAACAAATAGAGCTGGTTTTTTTGATTTCTTTAAAAACGCACTTGTAGTCATAAACAAAGGGATAGAGGATAACTCAAAAGCACTAACTCAATTTGCAACAGCGGTTGGTGAGGGTTTAGTTAATTTTATAAAACAAGCATTACTTGGTGGTGCAGCTTTACTTGATATATTACGACCTATATTTCAAGCAGTTGCTGTTGGTATTGGAGGATTAATAGATGTAGTAAAAGGTCTGCCTCCAGGTATTAGAGAAATGGGTATTGTTGGTTTCTTGATGCTAGGTAGAACAGGTAAAATAGCAATAGTAGGTATTCTTGGATTACTTAAAGCTATTGGTGTTGATCTTGATGCAATAACAAATAAAGTTTTTGGTGGCACTAAAAAGACGGAGGAGTTTGGTGCAGCATTTAAAAGTGTAAACGAATTTATTAAAAAAATAGAAGAAAATATAATACTATCAAAAGAGCAACTAGCAGAGCTTCAAAAAGAACTAAAAGGTATAGAGGAAAGTTCTGAAAAAACGTTAATATCATTTAGCAAAATACAAGACTCTATTAAAAACCAAATTAAAAAAGATTTAGAGTCTATTAACGACACAATTGGTAAATTTATATTAAGCGGAGTTAAAGGCTTTTCAAGATCCCTTGCAGAAGCTGTTGTACTTGGAAAAGAACTAAATAAATCATTTAAAGAACTAGCTCAAAAGTTATTAGTTGAGGCTCTAGCATTCACCATCCAAATGGTTATCCAAGAGCAGATAAAAAATCTTTTAAGTAAAGATACATTAGAAAATGAAAAAAAGAAAACAGGTGAATTAAGAAACCAATTGAAAATACAATCTACTATGATGTTAATGTCAGGTAATCCAATGGGCTTTTTAGGTTTTACAGCTATGGCAAATGGTGGAGCTGTTAGAAAAGGCCAACCGCTTTTAGTTGGTGAAAGAGGTGCAGAAATGTTTATTCCAAATAGCACAGGTCAAATTACTCAATCAGCTAGAGGGACAGGTGGTAGATCTGCTGTTGTAAACTTCAATATAAACACAATAGACTCTAGAGGCTTTGATCAGGCTTTAGTAGAAAATAGAGCAACGATCACATCAATAATAAATAATGCTTTAACAGAAAAAGGTAGAGGGGAGTTAATTTAATGTCAGGTGCGTTTCCGATATCAACTGCTGATTTCTCAACTATGGGAATCAGATCAATACAAAATACAATCATATCCAAATCTTTATCAGGAAAAAAACTATCAAGACAAATAGACAATCAAAGGTTTGGTTTTACTGCAAAGATTATTATAGGAAAACGATCAGATATATATGGTGAGCTTATGGCCTTTATAGTTAAGCAAAGAGCATCAAAAGAAAATTTTACAATTACTCCACCTGAAGTAAAAAGCACCAGAGGATCTGAAGATCAGGTCGTATCTGTAAATGGATCACACACAGCAGGGGACACAACTATTGCTATGGATGGATTTGGAGCTGATAGTGCAGGTAGACTCAAGTCAGGTGATTTTATAAAGTTTGCAGGACATACAAAAGTTTATATGATAGTTGCAGAGTTTACTCCATCATCAGGTGCAGCAACAGTAACTATTGAACCTCCCTTATTATCTAATTTATCAGATGATGAGGTTGTTACTTATAATAATGTGCCTTTCCAAGTTCATATGACAAACGATGTTCAAGAGTTTGGAGCTGTTGGTGCTGACAAGGATGGAAATTTATTATACGAATTTGAAATAGATGTCGAAGAAGCAATATAAAATTAAATATTTTATGAATGCTGACATACTAGCTGAAGAGATAGTAGAGGCAGAGTCTATTGACATTAATAAACTTGATTTAAAAAAGCATGACTTCCCATCAAAAAATGCTGACTATAAAGTTAATGGTGATATAAAGGTAATTAGAAAGAGTATAGAAGATTATGGCAAGAACACTAACGACAGCACTCAAGAACGAACTATTAACAAATGAAATACGACCTGTTCATTTGTTATCTATTGGTTTTTCAACTCCAATAAATATTACGGATAATAGTTTTAATTTAACTTCATCTGTTTCAGGATCTAGCACTACTTACACTGCATCCCCATTTTTAGTTGCTACTCCAACCTTTACTGAGGAAACTGATCTTACAAAAACTAGTTTAAATATTACTTTATCAGGAGCAGATACGACTTTCATATCAACAGTTTTAAATGAAAATGTTGTAAACGATACAATTGATATTTTTAGAGGATTACTTGACTCTAATAATGCACTAATAGCAGATCCAATATTACTATACTCAGGAAACATTGACACTTTTCAAATTAACGAGTCAGAAACAGAGTCAAACGTGACTTTAACAGTTGTATCTCACTGGGCAGACTTTGATAAAAAATCAGGAAGGCAAACAAATAATAACTCTCAACAAAGGTTTTTTAGCACAGATGTTGGAATGGATTTTAGCTCTCAAACTGTCCTTGACTTAAAGTGGGGTAGAAGATGATGGATTCAATTATAAAATTATATCAATCATTTAATAAATATAAAAAAGATAGTTACTCTGATCTTTACTACCATATTTATCCATCAATAAATTTAAATCAATATAAAGTGTTTAACGAGGGTAAAAAAATATATGGCTTTGTTAATTGGGCTTTTTTAAGTGACTCTGTTGCGGAGCAATATCAAAAAACAGGAACTTTACATAAGTGGGAATGGCAAACAGGTAAAAACTTATGGCTATACGATATTATTATTAAAAAAAATCCAAAAGAGGTAATGAGTTGGGTGTATAATTATTTTAAAGAATATTTGAAAGTAAATCAATCTATTCACTGGTTAAGATTAGATGCAGATAACAATGTTTATAGAATAGGTCAAAAATTTAAAAGGGAGTTTCACGGATAATGGGTGGTGCAGTTAAAAAAGCTGTTGAGGTAGTTCAACCTGTATTAAGTGCAGTTAATATATTTAGTGGCAAAGGTTTTAACCCATATGTTGCTCTAGGTATTTTTGCAATAGGTTGGTTATTTAGTAGATCAAAAAAACCTGAAGTTCCTGACTTTGGAACTAATGATTTTGAGGAAACAGAACGTGGTATTTTAGTAAACAAACAATCTAACAATGCATCAATACCAGTAATATATGGCGAAAGACTTGTCGGAGGAACAAGGGTTTTTATAGAAACCTCAGGCAATGATAACGAGTTTTTATATGTAGCTTTAGTGCTTAGTGAAGGTGAGATAAATTCAATTGAGGAAATAAGAGTAGACGATAAGGTAGTTACATTTGATGGTGCTTTAACAGATAATACACAAAGATCCGTTGCTAGTTCAGATTCTAATTTTTACAAAGATGCCGTTAGTTATATTACAATAGAACCTCACTTTGGAACTGATGGCCAATCAGCATCAAGTCTTTTATCAACATTATCTAGCTGGGGATCTAACCACAAACTATCAGGGATCTGTTATTTAGCTCTTAAATTTAAATGGAATGCAGATGTATTTGGTGGCATCCCTCAAGTACAAGCTAAAATCAAAGGTAAAAAGGTTGTTACACTAGCAGCAAACTTATCAGAGCAAACAGCATCTTTTTCAACTAACCCTGCTTTTTGTTTATTAGACTATTTAAGAAACGAAAGATATGGAAAGGGTATAGCAACTTCAGATATAGATTTACAAAGTTTTTATGATGCATCACAAGTCTGTGTAACTCAAGTCACTCCTTTTTCAGGAGGAAGCGATATAAATATATTTGATACAAATGCAGTGATAGATACTTCAAGAAAAGTAATAGATAACGTAAGAGATATTTTAAGAGGATGTCGAGGTTATCTTCCTTATGTACAAGGTAAATACAGATTAGTTATAGAAACAACAGGATCTGCGTCAGTATCTTTGGGTGAGGATGATATTATAGGAGGATATGCTTTAGCATCGCCAACTAAAAATTCTAAATACAACAGAGTGATAGCAACCTTTATTAATCCTGATCGTAATTTTCAAGCGGATCAAGTGACCTTTCCACCAACAGATGATTCAAGTTTACCTAGTTCAGATCAACACGCAACAATGAAAACTGCTGATGGTGGTTTCTTACTAGAAGGAAAATTTGACTTTAAGACTATAACAAGTCCGTATCAGGCGGAGGAGATGTCTGAAATTATACTTAGAAGAAGCAGAGAGTCTTTAGGTCTTAATATCACAGCAGGTTTTAAAGCATATGAATTACACATAGGAGACATAGTAAATATAACATTATCCAGTCTAGGTTTTTCATCAAAAGCCTTTCGAGTTTTATCAATGGTTTTTAACGAGGATTATACCATAGGTTTAACTTTAGTAGAGCATCAAGATAGCTTTTATACATTTGCTACTAAAGGTCAGGTTGCTAGTACACCTGCAACTACTCTTCCTGATCCATTTACTATTCAACCACCTGCATCAATAACTCTATCTGATGAACTTATTGAATATGCAGATGGAATTACTATTACAAGATTAAATATACTTATAGGAGCTTCAACAGATCAATTTGTTCAAAACTATCAAGTAGAGGCCAAAAAAAGCACAGAGTCTAATTTTAAAATTATATCTACAGGTTCACAGTTAAATCATGAACTATTAAACGTGGTTGATGATATTAACTATGATGTAAGAGTTAAAGCTATTAACAGCTTTGGAGTTTCAAGTACTTATACATCAGCAACAAGAAAAATAGTCGGTGCAACAGAAATACCAAGTGATGTAACTGATTTATCTGTATCTTTAGTTGGATCAAATCAAATGGAACTTTCATGGACACCTGTTCTAGATCTTGATATATCTTGGTATGAGATAAGATTTCAAAATGTGACAAGCGGAGCAACTTGGAACGAAAGCACACCTTTAGCAAAGGTCGTTAGAAGAAAATCTAATAGTGCGGTTGTTAATTTTGCTACAGGAACATTTTGTATAAAAGCGGTAGATAAATTAGGTAATACAAGTGCTAACGCATCATTTGTATCAACTAATATAAGCGGACAAGCAAACTTTAAACAAACACAGGTATTTAGTGAATAATGGCAAATTTTTTAGGAACAAGAGATAGTAACGTTGCAATATCAACGGACAACGCAGCAAGAAAAGTATTAATACTTGATACTATAACTGACTTTGATGATGGAGTTGGAAATATAGAATCTGCTGAAGGTTTGTTTGATTTAGGAGGAACAAACCAATCAACAAATCCTACTAATTTTAATGGTAATATTGTTAGTGAGGGTTTTTATACATTTTCAAATACTTTATCGTTAGATGCTATATATGATGTAAGTTTAGGAGCTATATTGGGTATGAGTAGTGAGGATGAATACGATCTATTTGACTCAGGAAGAGGAGCTTCCTTATTTGAGGATGCAAAAGCACCTTTTGATGGATCAAGTGAAATACAATGCGGTGCTGAAATACAAGTGGGTGCGGATGACTCAGATTTAGCGAATATAACTAGCTTTCAAAAAATAGCACAACAAAGCACTATAAAAGGTAGATTTTTTAAGTTTAGATGTAGAATTACATCTGAGGATAATAAAGTAAGAGCAAAGGTTCACGACCTTAAGTTTTCCGTTAATTTTGAAAAAAGAACTGAGTCAGGTGAAGATATAGTTTCATCAGCTTCAGGAACAGATATAACGTTTACAAATGGTTTTTTTGCAACCCCATCAATAGGTGTTGCAGCACAAGGAATGGCAACAGGTGATTTTTTCACAATAACATCAAAATCTAAAAATGGTTTTACAATTAGGTTTTTTAATAGTAGTAATACAGGGATATCAAGAACTTTTGATTTTCAAGCAGTAGGACATGGCTTGAAATCTTAATTGAATAGGAGTAAAAAGACATATGGCACAAGTTTCAGATTATACTTTAGACAATCAGGGTTTTGCTTCATTTAGAACTGAACTCAATAATATTCTAGCAGCTATTAATACTAGCAATCTAGGATCATCTGCACCATCATCTGTTGCACAAGGCACATTATGGGTGGATTCAGGTACGTCAGGAAAACTTAAAGTAAAACTAAATGACGGAACAGATAACGTAGAGTTATTTGAAATAGACATTTCATCAAACGCAATAACAAGTAATATGTCCGTAACAGGAACAATAACAGAAGCTGACCCAAATGCTATTCCATTTGCGGTGGCTTTAGGAAGTTAAAATATGGCAAACAATTTTGATGATGCAACAGTAGCAATATCTAATAACAGCTTAACGGATATAGTAACTGCTAGTTCAAAGTCTTTAGTAATTGCTGGAACATTATGTAATACAGGGGGAACGTCAATAAACGTAACTCTTAAAAAATATGATAATGGTTCAACAACTGCTTTCACGATTTTAAACACAGTTCCTTTACCAAGTGGTTCGTCATTAGAAATACCTAAGATCGTTTTAAATACGTCTGATAAAATACAGGCACAATCAGATGATTCTTCAGGTAATCTTACAGTTGCGTTGCAATTATTAACACAGGTATCGTAATGGCTTATATAGGTAGAGTTCCAACGTCAGTTCCTCTAGCAGTTAGTGATATTCCTGACTTACCAGCATCAAAAATTACATCAGGAGTTATGGACGCTAGCCGTATCGGAAGCGGAACGTTAGCAGACGCAAGAATAAGTGCAAGTTCTGTAACACAACACGCATCAACTTTTGATGATAACCAAATTCAAACTAATCTTGCATTGTTAGGTTTTAAAACTCAGATAAATGGAAGTATTGCAAAGTATAGCTTACAAGATAACGTCATTGATGAGTTTGTTGATAATACAGGAATAGATACATCAGCTTCAACAGGTGAGTTTATTAGTGGTGGAGTAGTATCAGGAACATTCTCATTTGATGGAGCAGAAACTCTAGTTGGTGATGGAGTTGGAACACCAATAGGTGATATGACAGAGCAAGGTGGATTAACTGCTGCTTTTGATGGAACAGACCATCCAGGATACGCAAGTTCGGCTGCAAGTGCTAACAAAACTGCTAGCGAGATTTCATTTATTGGAAAAAATTGGGGAACAGGAAATGCAAAATCAATAACAAAAATTAAAATACACTCAACAAGTAATGAAGCGTGGAGTTCAACCAATAACGATGCAATAAGTAATGGTGGAATGCAAATTCAATTATATGGAAACAATGTAAATGATACATCAACTGCAACTGCTTTAGGTACTATAAGTTCTGCTTTTAATGGAAGAAGTTTTAGCGATGAAGTAACAAGCACAACTACAGGAAGTGGATTATTTCAATATCATTGGATTGGTTTAAAATCTAGTTCTACTGCTGGAAATAGAACTCATTTTATGGGGGAAGCAGAATTTTATGAAGAAGCATTAACTTCGGCAACTAACTTTACATTAATTTCAACAGCAACAACTGCCTCAAGTGTTCCAACTTCATCAAGTTTAATTTTTATTATGGAAAATAATCTTGGAACAGCTACATTAAATACTGACATCAAAGGATATATTTCAAGAGATAATGGTTCTAACTACACAGAAGTTACATTAGTTGATGAGGGAACATATGGAAGCAATCAAAAAATAATTGTTGCACATGATGTTGATATATCCTCACAACCAAGTGGAACATCAATGAGATATAAAATTCAATCATTTAATCAAGGTTCTTCAAAAATAACAAAAGTAAGAGCAGTAAGTTTAGGGTGGAAATAATATGGCGATAATTAAATTAAATAACAACGCATTAACAAGTGTTACAGCTTTACCAAGTGGATTAGGTTCTGACCCTGATTTAAAAGTAGATGTAGCAAGATTAGGATTAAGAGTTTTTGCCAATCAAAACTTAGCAAAACAAAATAGCACATCTTCATCTTACGATGTTTTTCAAGATTCAACAGGGGTTACTAATCTGACGAACTGTATAAGAAATGCTGATGAATATGTCTCTACTGTTCAAACTGACCCTAATACAAAAATATTATTAACATTTGAAAGTTCTGTCGCTGGAATAGTGGGTGCAGACGCAGATAGTTATAGTGCATCTATTGGTGGTGGAAGTGGAACTTTAAATAGTTCTACAAAAAAATATGGCAGTAATTCTTTACAACTATCAAATGACGAATATTTAGTTTTAGTTCCAGCAACAGGTGATTTATTTGGTGATGCTTATAGTGGTGATTTTACAATAGAGTTATGGTTTTACGGAATAGGTGGTTCAGGTTCTTATAGGACTTTATTTGGAAAATCAGATCATGCAAGTAATGTTGAAGATTTTAGAACATATTTTAACAGTACTTTTGGAGCAGTAAATTTTGACACCAATGTTGGTGGAACTGATTATTATGTAAATGGAGTATCTACTACAAATCCCACGTCTCAATTTAATCATTATGCGTTTGTAAGAGATGGAACGAATATAAGATTGTATGTAAATGGAGTACAGGGTGGAAGTGCATCAGTTGGCTCAGGAACTTTAGATGATGATTATTCAAGTATTCAATTCGGAAGAAGTTTTGTTGGTGGTAACGAGTCAAAAGTATCAGGATATTATGACGACATTAGACTATCAAACATTTGTCGTTATCCTAACGGAACTTCTTTTACTCCACCAACAGAACAGTTAGTCTATTCTATAAACAATGCCACAGGTTCGTTTGAGGGAGTAGCAATTACTGCTTCATCAACTACAAAAATGGGTGCTGTAATAACTTATAAAAACAATGCTGGAACTAATGCTCTTAATTCTGATATTGTTTTAAAATTATCTGCTGACAACGGCTCAAATTACACAACAGCAACTTTAGTGGATAATGGCGACTTAGATAGTACAACAAAAGTTGCCTCAGTTTCAGATGTTACTGTTACTGCTGGAACACAATTAAAGTATAAAATAGAATTTGCAAATCAGGCAAGTGGTAGTAAAGAGGCAAGAATAACAGGAGTAGCACTTCAATATTAATTATGACTAGATATATAGGAAAACAACCAGCTTTCGGAAACTTTGTAAAACTAGATGCAATAAGTGTAGTCAATGGTCAAGCAGCTTACACTATGCAAAGTGGCAGTTCTAATTTTACAAACTATGACAATGTTAATCAATTTATAGTTTCACTTAACGGAGTTATCCAAGCACCAACAGATTCATTTACAGTTTCAGGTTCTACAATCACATTTGCGTCAGCTTTAAGTACAGGTGATGTTATAAACTTTATTTTAGTTTTAGGTGATGTGCTTTCAGTAGGAACTCCAAGCGACAACACAATTTCAACTGCTAAACTTCAAGATAACGCAGTACAAACTGCAAAGATAGTTGACGATGCAGTTACAAAAGCAAAAGTTAATTTTATTTCTGATTCAACTGCTGGTGTAGAAGTCAAAGGCGATGGTGGAAGTAATGATGGTTATATACAATTAAATTGCAGAGCAAATTCACACGGAATAAAATTAAAATCACCACCTCATAGTGCTGGTCAATCTTACACTTTAACTTTTCCATCTACTGCTCCAGCGACTGATAAATTTTTAAAAACTGACAACTCAGGAAATCTAAGTTTTGCTGATGCTGGTGGTGGTAAAGTTTTACAAGCTGTTACAGGCACAAGTTCAACTGCATCCCAAGGTTCAGAAACATCTTTTACAGATACAGGTTTAAATGTAACTATCACACCATCATCTTCATCATCAAAAATTCTAATTATGGCACATACAACAGGACTAATAGATACAAACGGACATTTTGTTTATTTTACTATTGAAAGACAAATAAGTGGTGGTTCAAATACTAACATTGGCGATAGTTCTATGGGTCTTTCACACTTTAGAGGAGATACTGTACATATATCTAATGTTATGATTCATGCTTTAGATTCACCATCAACAACATCAGCTATAACTTATGAATTTCAAAGAAGAGTAAATGGTGGTAGTGGTGCAGCTATGTATCAAAATGTTAAATCAAATATAACTGCTTTGGAGATAAGTGCATGATAACTATTATTGAAAGTATATTAAAAATAAAACCTGATGCACAAGTAACTGTATTAGATAATGATATCGATAGAATCAAATGGAGTGATGGTAATCCAACAAATATTACAAAAAAACAAATTTTAGATAAACAAACAGAATTACAAACTGAATATGATAATAACCAATATCAAAGAGATAGAAAAGAAGAATATCCCACAATAGAAGATCAACTTGACGACATTTATCATAATGGAGTAGCTGGTTGGAAAAAAACTATTAAAGCAATAAAGGACAAATATCCTAAAGAATAGGAGATTTAATGCAACTATCAAAACATTTTAAATTAGAAGAATTTGAAAAGTCTCAAACAGCTCAAAGATTAGGTATTAAAAATAAAGCAGGATCAGGTGAAATAAAAAATTTAACTGATGTTTGTTATGGAGTTTTAGAAAAGGTTAGAGTCAAATACGATAAGCCTGTAATAGTCACTTCAGGATATAGAAGCCCTGAACTTTGCGAGGCAATAGGATCAAAATCTACTAGTCAACACACCAAAGGGGAGGCAGTCGATTTTGAGGTGATTGGTGTTGCAAATATACAGGTGGCATATTTTATAGAAGCTAATTGTGACTTCGATCAACTTATATTAGAATATTATTGTCCTGATGATGATCAAAAGGGTTGGGTTCATTGTAGCTTTGTTGAGGGTTCTAATAGAAAACAAGTTTTGACCTTTGACGGAAAAAAATATACAAACGGATTACCTGAAATGAAATGGTCAGGTGGAAAGGTAGTAGAATAATGGCACTTACTAAAAAACAAAAAAAATTACCAATGGCTTTACAAAAAGCTATTCTAAAAAAACAAAAGAAAAAAAAGAAAGCGAGGAAATAATGCCCTATCATTACGGAGGTGGTATGAAACCAAAAAAAAAGAAAAAAAAGAAAAAAGGTAAAAAGAAAAGATAATGGTTAAAGTAGCCTCAATTAAAAATATTATAAAAGGCCTAACTCCTAGACAGCAAAAGACTATGAGAGGTCACGCAAAACATCACACACTAAAGCATATGCGAACTATGGCTAGATTGATGAGTGGTGCTGGTGGAAAAAGAAAGCGGACATTCGGTCAAGCTCACAGGATCGCAATGAGAAGAAGTGGCAGATGAACGGATTTACAACTTCCTCTACATTAGCTGAAATGATAAACAAAAGGTCGTTGCGAAAGAGAAGAAGAAATGTCAAAAAAAAGAAAAAGAAGAAACGTTCCAAAAGATAAAAAGACAGGTATTCCTAAGAAATACTTGTCAGGACTAAAAGGCTCAAAACGAACAAGAAGAGCTAGACTAATTAAGAAAGTTGCATCTATTTACAAATCAGGTGGCTTCATACCTAGATCCTTACTAAGAAGCAGAACGAGGGCATAATGGCTAGTAGATTTAGAAGACCTTTATCATCTGCTGTAAGAACTGCTTTGAGACGTAAAGCAAAAGCAAAAAAAGGTGTTTCATACTCAACTCTTGTAAAAGTTTATAGACGTGGTCAAGGTGCTTTTTTAGGTGCTGGATCAAGAAGAGTATCTATGGCTGCATGGAGTATGGGAAGGGTTAATTCTTTTTTGAGAGGATCTAGAAAGCATGATCTTGACCTACGCAGAAAAAAACGTAAAAGGTAAATATGGCAACAGCAAGTCAAAAAAACAAAGAGCAACTGATCCGTATAGAAGGTGAGATAGCACTTCTTAAACACGAAATACAGACGATTCGTGGAAACCATCTTGCACACTTAGATCAAAGAGTTTCTCGTATGGAAAAAGTTATGTGGTCTATTTGTTTAATTGCTGTTACGCATCTACTCTACACAGTCCTCAACTAAATTTGCTTTTATTCACAATTCGCCTTATAGTAGATTTCTATGAAGAGGATATTAGTAATTAGTGATCTGCATTTGCCGTATCAACATTGTGATGCCTTTAATTTTTTAAAAGAAATTAAAAAAGAATACAAACCTGATTTTGTAATTAATATTGGCGATCTACTAGATTTTCACGCAATCAATATGCACACCCATGATCCTGATCTTTACTCGGCAGGGATGGAGCTTGATAAATCAAAAGAATACATAAAAGAACTGGAGTCTATGTTTCCTAAAATGATTGAGGTAGATTCTAATCACTCTAGCTTAGTTTATAGACGAGCTTTAAAATATGGAATGAGCAGACAATTTTTAAAACCATATGGGGACTTTCTTGGAACTAAAAAATGGAAGTGGGTCGATGATTTGACTATTACTATGTCTAACGGACAAAGGTGTTTTTTTACTCATGGCAGAAGTGCGGATATATTAAAGGTCTCACAAGCTATGGGTATGTCGGCAGTACAAGGCCATTATCACACTAAGTTTGTTATATCTTGGTGGGCTAATCCTGATAACCTATTTTTTGGTATGAATGTAGGTTGTATGATTAATCAAAAAAGTCTTGCTTTTGCATATGCCAAAAACTTTAAAACAAGGTTCATTTTGGGTTGTGGAGTAATAATTGAAGGAATACCACGACTTTTACCTATGGTCTTGAATAATAAAGGCAGATGGATTAATAAACTAGTATGACCATCAAAAAAGACCCTCCTGAGAGCAAAATAAAGCCTTTTAAGAGGCGATCAGCACTAGATAAGCAAATAGGGGGCAGTCATTACAAATCGAAGTCTGTGGGCGGTATAGACCCCATACAATTGATTGTAGCTCATAACCTAGATTTTATTGATGGTAATATAGTCAAATATGCAGTAAGAAAAAAAGATTATGAAAGCAATAGAGAGAGATACGAGAAAATTAAACACTATTGCGAGTTGGCATTGGAGTTAAAATGTGGTTCACGTTAGGTAAATTAGCACTTAAAACAGGCACAGAGATATATAAAAATAAAAAAAGAGCAAAGCTATTAGAAAGCGAAGCGGAAGTTAAACATTTAGAAAGAGTTGTAGCTGGTGAGATCGAACACAAAAAAGTTACGATTGCTGCACAACAAGGGGACTGGAAAGACGAATTTTGTTTAATATTAATTTCGATTCCTTTGCTTTTATTAGCTTGGTCTGTATTTAGTGACGACCCTAATATCCAAGCTAAAATAGATATATTTTTTGATAAGTTTTCAAACCTGCCTACTTTCTACCAAGCTCTTGTCGTGGGATCTTTTTCAACGATTCTAGGAGTTCGTGGAGTATCTGCTTTTAAAAAAAAATAATTAACTAACCTTAGAATTGTGTTAAGATTATTCAATGAACGTAAAAGATTATATTTATTGTGAAGCACAATTCTTTTTTGCACCTTTAGAGAAAGACGAACCTTTAGGCAAAGCAATATCTATATCCTTTATTGATATTTTTCCAAAATTTAATCATAAAGAAAAAATACTTAAAAATTTTGAAGAGAATGGCCTGGTGCTATTAGATTATGAAATTACTTACAGGCCAATGAAAAATAGTGAACTTAATGACTATGAACTAGAAAATGTCACTAAGCATTAAAATATAATAGCACCTAATACAAAACCAGCTACAAAGCATATCCACTCTCGTCTGTAGTGAAGCTCGATAGCTTTCCAGTCGCTTTTTGTTTTTCCAAATATCATCATAACCTCTCCTTACCAAATAATTGAAGCTCTCTTTTTAACTCTGATTGCAAAAGAGATATTTCAGTATTTTTATTATTATATGAAAGTTTAGAAGATAGATAGTATTTATCTGCATTGTCGACTAGTTTTTTTGCAGCAAGATACTCCCTGTCTTGCATCAATAATACTTCTATTTCTTTTTGAGACCTTTTTACAACGTCGTTTTTAAGATCTAGGTATTTTTTTGCATATACCTGTTTTAGCTCAGTCTCTCTATCTACTTTAAGACCATACCACTTATTGTAAGTAGCTGATAAGTCTTGAAGCTCTCTCATCAACTCACTTACATTTAAGTGTAGATAATCTTCAGAATGGGATTTTATCATCTAACTCTTCATCCTGTTCATTGCTCATCATTTCCCTGTCTATTTTTTCTAAATCCTCTTGAGTAATAGGTTTAGAATTATCAGGTGCAAATGTTTGAGGTGGCATTACAGGTACTGACTCGGCTACAGTTTTAAAACCTGCACCTATATTGCCTCGTTTTTGATAAGGTCTTTTTAACCTAAATACCTCAATCAGTTCTTCGTTTCCTCCAGCTTTTGGATATTTTGGAGTTTGAAATGGTTGTTGAATTACATATTCCTTTGACATTTCCCAACCTTGCTTAACGTAATTTTGTATTTGCGGTTGATTATACCAATCCATCGGCATTTGAGATGGTTTAAACTCTCTCTCTGTTACACTGCATTTATAAACTATCTCTGTTAGTTTCCTTTGATACGAAGCTATTGGTGCGTTCATACCAGTCGCATATATCTTGTTTGACTTACAAGCTACATACGGGTCTTTGCTTTTCTTTTGCATATTTTACCTTTTTTTTAGTTTTTGTTTATATTTTTTTGTCTGTTCTTCAAATAACTTACATGATTTGTAAGCAGACAATAATCCTAAAAAAGCTCTGTGGTGCTGCGTTTTACTTACCACTCTTCTTACCTCTATTTTAGAGCCGTCTTTAGGAAGTCTTACAATACACATACGATCAATTTTTTTTCCAGTTTGTTTTTCATATGCATATTTATATCCATGTACTTGGTGGAAGGCAGACACAAAAATACCATTGCTAGTTTTTATGTCTATCAACCAAACCAAGCCTTCTCTGTCTTTTGCTAATAAATCAAGTGTACCTGCAAACCCATCAGGCAAGAATACTATTTTTTCAGAAGCAATTAACGTGAAGCCATTATCGTTCCACCATTTAACGAATTTATGAAAGCAGTCTTTTATTACAGGGTCGCTTGGTTCTTTATATGAAATACCTTTGACAAATTTCTCACATAATCCATGCACTATTTTACCTGTAGAAAAAACGTTTGTTTGTTTTTCATTTGCTCTAGACTCAGCTCTATCAAATATTTTTTGTATTATATCATCTGACAAATGCTCCTCTAGCTGCACTCTAATATTATCTTTTGTTTCTTTAACTTTCCAATTTAGCAGTGCTGGTTTATTTAACATATCTAAAATAGTTGAAACCCCTATTTGATACTCACCATTTACTAAATATTTATGAGATGCATCTTTAAAGGTCATATTATAACCATTTTCTAATTTTATTGTTTTATCAGGCATTACCACTCCTTCCTGTGTTTAATTGGTTTAAGTAACCATTTTATTGTTGTGCTTAGTGTTGTTGCTAATTGATTTAATCGCCAAGTAGAAAGCTCGTTATCACCTTTCTCGTACTTTTGCTGCTGTTGGAATGTTACGTTCAAACCTCGTGCAACTTTTGACTGACTCATACCACGAATCACTCTACCAAGTTTAACTCTTTTACCAAGCACCTTATTAAAGTTATCCCTTGATTTACCATTCATATGATATTTGTTTTTAGCGACCTCAAGCTCTTCTTGAGCCTTCTTAACTTTTAGTTTCCATACTTTCTGTCTCATCCTTTCACCTCCGAAGAAAACACAGTCCAATTAGGATTGCCTGTATCAGGTTTTTTTAACTCAAGATTATTAAGCTGTGGTATTTGCACAACTACTTCTTGTTTATTTATATGCTTGTAATAAGGATCTAACATCAAGTTTAACTCTCTTTCTTTTAAATCGTTAGCCCTTCTTAGCTCTACAACGTATTGTTTAAATATTTTAAACATATTCCTCCTTAATTTAAAACGTTATGGTTTCGCCCCTTCATACATTCCCTATACATATGAGTGTATATGGTTTCAGCTTTAGGGTTAGTAATCCAAAAGTTAATACGTCTAAACAATTTAACTTTCTTTTTACTATCTGCTGCCTTCCATTCACAATTATGTAAATCGTAATCTATGTTTTGTGCGTTTGATTTTTCAAACTTTGATACTCCTACCGAATCGACAATTGGAGTGTATTTACTGCACCCTTGCGTTAGGGTCAAAAGAACCCCTATCATTATTATCCTTTTTAACATTTTGTTTCCCTTCTTAGTTTATGTCATTACTTTATATCCCTGCAATTTGAATGCTAATTTTTTTCTCTGTTCCCTTTTAGCAATCAACTTTCTCTCAATACTTTTTTCTTGCTCTAAAATTTTAAAGTATTGATTACTTTGCTTGAGATTTTTTATAGTGTTTATTTGTGGCATTTGCCCTCTCTGTTAAGAAGTTAGTTACATGATTTCCTAAATAACTAACCTCGTTGTTAACAACACTAGCAAGTGTTGTATTTGGTTTATATTTACCAAATCTTTTTTTAAAGTATTTAGGCCAGTCTTTAGCCTTACCTTTAAATATTGATATTACTCTAGGCATTTAACTCTTTCATTTTTAAATCGTTATACTTATCAGTGAGTTGTCTAAGTTTACTTTTAAGGAGTTTGTTTTGATTTTCATAATACTCCAATGAGTCAGCAGCTTGGTTTATTATCAATATATCTTCTTTTTTAAATAGAACACCACTGCTTGTGCTAGGACTCATGGCAGCTATTTTAAAGTTTAGATCTGTTTTTTTAGTACTCATAGTTTACTCCGTTAGTTTTTTTATTATCCATGACTAAGTCGTACCTGAGTTGCAATTGTTTGTAAAGCAAAATAAAGCGGTGAGTTGTACTTTATATATGTAAAAACCTAGCAAAATGGCCATTTTTAGCCATATATACACAATATCTAGTTGTATTTAGACTTGTTAATTGAATTATTACTAAAAGATTGTTAAAAGAATCAAAAAGGGTTATTACTGAGTCGAGGAACTTTTTAGTTAGTTTTTCATTAATTATCCTTTTTGTAAAAAACGTAAAAAGTAGTGGCCTTGCTCCCTCAAGGCCACACTCGAAAGGATAAAATGATAAAAGTAGAAGTAACTAAAATATGGCTCGGCAAAGTATCAGTTAGGGATTATGTCTATAAAAAGGCACTTAAAACTAAACAATCTCTAGGTATTACGCATGGCAAGGAATTTATGATAATTCCTTACGAGAATCTAAAAAAGGCCAAGCAGTACACTGACACTATAATTCAATCAAAATTTAATAATAAAAAATATAGACTAGTAGATTTCGATTGGAAGCCTTATAAGGAAGATAATCCAAATCAAGGCAAATTATGGCAAAATACAAAACCAAATCTGAACGAGACTACATGAGCAGAGTTGCGGATCTAGGATGTATCTGCTGCGGTCAACCAGCGGAACTACATCATCCAAGATCAGGCATGGGTATGGGTCAAAGAGCTAGTCACTTTGATGTAATTCCATTATGCCCAACTCATCACAGACTTGGTAAAGTATCAATTCATTTAGGTAAGACCCAATTTGAACGAACCTTTGGAACTGAAAAAGTACTACTTAAAAAAGTTAAAAAGGCATTAGTTGAAAAGGAAAAGATGGAAAGTTTTTTATTTGATCTTGCTACTAACACTCCAAACGAGGATCAATTTAAATGAGTTATAGATCAGGATATTTTTTGGCCTTTAGAAGTATTTGGAATCATCCAGCTTTTAAAAACCATATTGAACGAGGTGTTTGGTTATATATGGTTTCCAATGCATCCCATAAGGATAAGGAGCTAAAGTTTATGGAAAACCCTGTATTTGTAAAACGAGGTGAGCTTATTTTTCCAATTCGCAAAAATGCTAGTATTTGGAAAATGCCATATTCCTCTATGAGATCCCTTATACAAAGGTTAAAAAAAAAGAAAATGATAGAGGTAAGAGTAGCCACTACTCGACCACATCATAACCACCCTTATAGATCTGTTAGTATAATTTCGATAGTAAATTACGATAAATTTCAACAATTCGATTTGACACCTGACCAGCTCAAGTCCACCTCGAGTGCATTACTAAATAACAATCTAAATAATAATAATACTAATATTATAGGATCAGCAAAGAGTGTGGATAATGGGTATAAGGTAATAGAAACGTGGGGCGATGAGGATATCGTCGAGAGAGAGGGTAAAAGGTATAGAAGACACAGATGGAAAAAAACACCAATGATACCACTATAAAGTGTCCTCAATGTAAAGGAACAGGATTTTATAGGGTGGATTATAATTTAACAAGAGAAGAAACACACGCAAGATGCGAGGATTGTGATGGCAAAGGCAAACTTGAAACGGAAAGTAAGAAAAAAACGATATAAACACGCAGTTATCAATAAAAGAAAATATTACTTTTATAAAATAACCTGGAGTGATATCTTGGGCGACAGTTCTCATAACTCAGCAGAGGAGTTTGACAAAATGAAACCTGCTGTTATGGTAACTCAGGCATATGTCTATAAAAAAACTAAAAACATATTACTTACCTTTAGTTCATATGATACAAGCGACGAGGTCTTTTCTGATCGTAATGCTTTTCCTATTGGATGCATTGTTAAGCTCGAAAAAATCACTTTATGAGAATACAGCAAATAGATATTAATCTTGTAAAGCCATATTCAAACAATCCAAGAAAACTTACTCCTAAAGCTATTGAGAAAGTAGCTCAGTCACTTAAAGAATTTGGTTTTAGGCAGCCGATAGTTATTGATAAAAATAGTACAATAGTTGTAGGTCATACTAGATACCAGGCCTCACGTAAATTAGGATATAAAACTATTCCTGTAACAATAATAGATAATTTAACACCTGAACAAGTAAACGCATATCGTATAGCTGATAATAGGACTAATGAAGAAGCTGAGTGGGATGACGAGTTATTAGCTTTAGAAATAAAAGAGCTAGAAATGAAAGACTTTAATCTTGAGCTTACAGGTATGGATAAACCTGAAGTTGATCAAATACTTTTTGCTGAGAAACAAGGTAATGCTGATGACGATGAAGTTCCTGAAACTCCTGAAGAGCCTATTACAAAGCCTGGCGATATTTGGCAACTTGGTAAACATAGAATTATATGCGGTGATAGTACGTCTGCTGAAACTTATGAAAAACTATTAAGTGATAAAAAGGTAGACCTATATTTAACAGATCCTCCTTATAACGTAGATTATGTTGGAAAAACTAAGGATGCACTTAAAATACAAAACGACAAACAAAGCGATGAGCAATTCCAAGAATTTTTAAAACAAGCATTTACAAACTCTACAAACTATTTGAAATTAGGCGGATCTTTTTACATATGGCACTCGGATAGTGAAGGATTACTATTTAGACTAGCTGTAAACGACTCAAATCTAAAATTAAGGCAAACTCTTATATGGTCTAAAAATAGTATGGTTATGGGCAGACAAGACTATCAGTGGCAGCATGAACCTTGCTTATATGGTTGGAAAGAGGGTGCGTCTCATAGCTGGTATTCAGATCGTAAGCAAACCACTATTTTAAACTTTGACAGGCCAACCTCATCTAAACTTCATCCTACTATGAAACCTGTTAATTTATTGTCCTATCTGATAAATAACTCAACAAAGCAGGAGGATATAGTATTAGACTCATTTTTAGGATCAGGCAGTACTTTGATAGCCTGTGAAAAACTACAACGTATATGTTATGGAATAGAACTAGACCCTAAATATTGTGATGTTATAGTAAAAAGATGGGAACAATGGGCAAACGCAAAAGCGACAAAAATATGAACAAGTCACAATCTAGCCACAAAGCAGTGGGTAGACCTAGAGTAAAAATAGATTTAGATATATTAGGAAACTTAGCCTCGATTGGTTGCACTCAAGAGGAAATAGCAAGTGTAGTTGGTGTATCTGCTAGAACATTACAACGTAATTTTGCCGAAATTATAGACAGGTTTAAAAACAAGGGTAAGGCTAGTCTTAGAAAAAAAATGTGGGATAAGGCTATTAAAAAAGATAATACCAATATGCAAATATGGTTATCTAAAAATGAATTAGGCATGAAAGACAGATCTGTAAATGAAACTATTACAGAGCCTCTACCACTTATAATCGAAGCTGACTCCGAGATCATAGATGGCTAAAAAAAAAGGTAATGTCTATGGTCAAACTGTTGTTTATGAAAAAACTTACAAAGGCACTAGTATAGGCAGAAGGCCAAACACTAGCACGATGAATAAGCATAAACGTAGAACTTGGAAAAAGTACAGGGGTCAAGGAAGATGAAAGTTTTGGTTGCGTGTGAATTTTCAGGAATTGTTAGAAATGCTTTTGCTGCTAAAGGCCATGATGCTTGGAGTTGTGATATACTACCTACTGAAAGTCCAGGTAATCATATTCAAGGTGATGTATTAAAACATTTAGATAAAGGTTGGGATCTTATGATTGCTCATCCTCCTTGCACTTATTTATCAAATGCAGGGATAGCTTGGTTTAATGAAAAAAAATATGGTGATAAGGCAAGGCTCAGAAAAAGACTAAGAATTGAAGCTATGGAGTTTGTAAAAAAATTTTACTATAATAACATATCAAAGGTTTGCATTGAAAATCCAGTTGGTTATTTAAATAATAATTGGAAAAAACCATCCCAAATTATTCAACCTTATTATTTTGGCGATACTGAATCTAAAAGAACCTGTTTATGGTTTAAAAATTTAGAGCCACTGAAACATACAAAATTAGTAAAGCCTAAAATATATGGATATTATAAATCAGGTAAAAAAAAAGGTAAGCCTATTTATAAAAACGATTGGCAACAATGGAGTGAAGATAGAGGTAAGATACGATCTAAATTTTTTCAAGGTATTGCTAATGCTATGGCAGATCAATGGGGTTGAAATGAAGCGATCTAACTTTTATCCAAATGGTGAGTTTATACCCTACCAAATGCCTCAGGATTTCAGACCATCGCAAGGTAGAGGTAGCTGCGGTAATTGTGGTATGTTCTCTCAACGTCATATGTTTTGCGGAGTCTTCCGTACTAGAGGAGTCAAAGATACTTACGTTTGCAACAAGTGGCGACCTAGACATTTTAGAAGATGAAATATCTATATATCCTTTTATTATCTGCGTCAGTAGAGGGATATTATAAAATAAAACTAGATAGAGATCATAAATACACCTGCTTTGAACAAGCTGATATTTGGATTGAAAATAATGCTACTCACACTTGGGAAGGTCAACAAGGCTACTACTTAGACAGATCAGGTAAAAAAGAATTAGTTTTTGGTGCGTATTGTGATAATAAGTAAGCATGGCTAAATATAGAGGTAGAACAGTAAAGCTAAACAAAGTCCAACGTGGCGATGTAAAAAAATTTAAAGTATTTGTAAGGAATAAAAGAACAGGCAGAGTTCAAAAGGTAAACTTCGGTCAGAAGGGTATGAGTATAGGCAGAAACGATCCTGCTAGACGTAGAAGTTTTTTTGCGAGGTTTAGACCCATTTTGAACAAAGCAAAAAGATCAGGTAAACAGCTCACGTTACAACCTGTTTACTGGTCAAATTTAACTTGGCAAAAAGGTTTCAAGTTATGACAAAGCGACTTAGCCTTTCTGAAGACACAGGTATCCAGCTCCCTGCCAAAAATTTAATTACAATCATCGGTGCGTGTCTTGTTGGAGCCTGGTTCGGTTTCTCGGTTATTGAACGTATCAATGTTTTAGAAACTCAAAATAAACTGAACTCAAAGGATATAGAAATGAATACTGAGTTTAGAATTAAGTGGCCTTTAGGTGAGCTTGGCAGTTTACCAGCGGACTCTGAGCAGTTCCTTCTTATCGAGGATCTAATAAAGGATGTTGAAAAAATACAAGAGCAGATGGAGTCTATGATGCACAATAAAGTTAATATACAAAGGTTGCAAAAAGATGTAGATAAAATTATGGAGCAACTAGAAGTAGTTAAAGATAAAGTTAGAGCAAACGGAGGTCAAAAATGATTGAAACAGTCGTAGCATTATTAATGTTTTTAAAAGGAGATATCATAGAGGCAACTTACAAAAGCAAGATGTCCGATTGTCTTCGATCTAAACGTTTGGCGGAACGTGAGGTAAATCCAAAAAACGTTAGATTTAGTTGTCAAAAAATTAAAGCAGAAACAGAAATTTATATGGGAGCAAAAAAAATTGTTAAGATTGTTACCTTAAGCAAGTAATTTATTTTATGAGATATTATGAAATTTATATTAGTAATTATTATGTGTTCAGGATATCAGGGGATCTGCCTTGACCCTCATACTTTTCCAAAAAAGTATGATGACGTTTATTCATGTCTTATGGAAGGATATCAAGAATCTATTGATAAAACTAAAGAGTTAGGCAGAAAAGAAGTCAATAAACATAAAATATTTATTAAGTTTGATTGCTATGAAGATAAAACTTACAAGTCCGCAGTATCAGGTCAGTCACTCCAACAAGCGATTCAGAGTTCTTATAAGCGGTAGAAGGTTTGGTAAAACCTTTTTAACAATAGTTGAGATGATGAAACAGGCAGCTATACCAAATCAAATTATATGGTATGTAGCTCCTACTTTTAAAATGGCAAAAGAAATATGCTGGAGTGATCTAAAACAAACTTTAGCAAAATATAATTGGATTGAGGATATAAACGAAACAACCCTTACTATTAGAATTAGAAAAACAAATAGTATTATATCACTAAAAGGTGCTGAGAACTTTGATAGCTTACGAGGAACAGGTTTAAATTTTTTAGTATTAGACGAGTTTGCTGATATAGATAAACGTACTTGGTTTGAGGTATTACGAGCTTCTTGTTCTGATAAAGAGGCAAAGGTTTTATTTACAGGAACACCGAGAGGCTTTGGTAATTGGAGCTATGAGCTTTATCTCAAAGGAAAGCAAGATCCTGAATGGGAGTCTTTTCAATATACGACTTTACAAGGTGGGATGGTAACAAAAGAAGAATTAGAACAAGCTAAACAAGATGTGGATATTAGAACCTTTAGACAGGAGTTTGAGGGAACTTTTGAAAATTACGCAGGAGCTGTTTATTATAATTTCCACCCTGTGGAGAGTGTAGTAGATTATAAAATAGACTGGAAAAAACCCTTACATATTGGGATGGATTTCAACGTAGATCCGATGTCGTGTGCCGTAGCTCAAATTGATAGAGATAGAATATATTTTGCAGATGAGATAATTATATACTCATCAAATACCGATGAGATGTGCCAGGAAATAAGAGACAGATATGGTTCTAAAGCACAAATATTTATATATCCTGATCCAGCTTGTAGACAACGTAAAACAAGTGCAGGTGGCAGAACAGACTTATCCATATTACAAAATGCAGGTTTTACAGTTAAAGCAAAACTAAAACATACTGCCATACGAGACAGAGTTAACAATGTAAATTCAAGACTTAAAGATTCTAATGGGCATAGGAATATTTTTATTAGCAAATCTTGTAAAACTATTATAAAAGGATTACAACGACAGGTATATAAGGAAAACACTAATATTCCTGATAAAGAGGAGGGTTTCGATCATATGAATGATGCGGTTGGTTATCTCGTCGATTATGTAAAACCTTTAACTTTAAAAAGTCCTATTAGTGATCCGCAACGATGGAATATAAAAGGTAAACATGGCTTACAGCAAAGACGAGGCACTCGATACTCATAAAGATTATAAAGAAACTATAACCTTATGGGAGTATTACATTAGAAGTTATAATGGTGGTTATGATTATACTGTCGGTCAATATTTAAACAGATACAATTTAGAATTAGATAACGAGTTCAATCAAAGACTTGGAAACACTCCATGCGATAATCATTGTAAAAATATTATACAAATATATTCATCGTTTCTATTTAGAGTAAAACCATCTAGAAATTTTGGATCAATGATCAACGAGCCTAGTTTAGAATCATTCTTAAAAGATGCTGACCTTGAAGGAAACAATTTTAATAGTGTTATAAAACAAGCTCAAAATTATGCGTCTATCTATGGTCATTGTTTTATGATTTTAGATAAACCAAATATACAGGCAAGAACAAGGGCAGATGAACTAAACCAGGAAATAAGACCTTACCTTTCATTAGTAACACCTGAAAACGTTTTAGATTGGAATTTTAAACGTGAGGTAAATGGTAAGTATTATTTAGACTACTTAAAAATACGAGAGGAAGTTGATAAGGATGGAGGAAGTTATTTTAGAATATGGTATCCTGATAGAATAGATACTCTTTATCAAAAAGATCAGTTAGAGCCTCAAGTTATAGATACTGCCGATAATCTGATTGGCAAAATACCAGCAGTTATTTTATACAATTCCAAATCACACAAACGTGGGATTGGCCAGTCAGACCTTACTGATATTGCAGACTTACAAAAAGCTATTTACAACGAATACTCAGAAATAGAACAACTTATTAGATTAACAAACCACCCATCATTAGTAAAAACTCCAAGTGTAAATGCTAGTGCAGGTGCAGGGGCAGT